ACTTTTTTCCTGCAGTGACGGCACACATATATCAATTAATGATATACTTCATACAATTTTGGTATATTCAAACGCATTGTATTTTAAAAAGGATATGATAAGTTCGGCAGCAATGTTTAATATGCGAAGCAATGATAACGATTACGCGAGTAAAAATAAATTAGGGTTTATCTTATTAACTAATAAAGTAAAAACAGATGGACCACCAGAGGATGTTCTGCGGGATGTTCACGAATTTATGCAATTTTACAAAGAAACACCTATAACACCTATAATTAGTAAATGTATGAATTTGCTTTACGCATTGAACCCAACCCGGACTTATAACGCATTACAAGGAATAAATAAATCAGTCGATTTTATAATTAGCAATTTTGTATTGCAGTATAAGGATAAGTCTTTGAATGATGGTATTAAAATAAATGATATATCTGCTTGCTCTGCGTCAGGTACGGCGGGACAATCATATACTATTGTAACATATGGAGATACGTTAACAATTAATTTGACATATAAATGTCGAAAGATTAATGATATTAATAAATTTGTCCAATGTTACAATGATTCTCTATTATGGATTAAGTCATAATTATTTACATCTTCAAATGTATAAGACGCATTTATAGAGATAAATATAATCTCGATTCTACACAAACTATTGGTGAAAAGCCTCTATGAGATGAATTAAAATAACTCAATCAATATGTCAGTAAAGTAATATTATTAGTTCTAATAATATTACCACTTATATAGCAATAATTTTTTTAGCTACACATTTCATCTCGGCAATTTTAGATTCACTTGTTTCGAGATATTTTTTACGAGCATCAATACCACAATCATGGTTCTCAGGCAAGCGATGCTTAGCACAATAATTATTACCACATTCACACGGAGTATTTCGAAACGCAATTTGAATTTTTTTATTACAATGAAAACATCTATATTTTTTTATTTTGTTTGTTTCATTCGCAACCATCACTATTATATATGTATTAGAGATATTATACTAAAATAAATATCAATTTTTATTCGGGACGACATCATCACTCTCAAAAATTTCACTTCTAATATCAGCCACAGATGTTGATTTTGTTTCCATTTCACTATTCCTAATATCATACAAATTGCCATTACTATCAATATTTTGTGTAAGCTTATTTCCACTCTCCTTTGCGTTCTTAACATTTTCTTTAATAGCAGATTCTTTAGCATCAATTACACGCTTTTCAAACGCACTCTTATCACGTTGGTCATTTTTATTCTTTTCATGCATAAGTTGGTTCAGTTCATCTTCCAAATATTCAACACGTCCAGTTTTATACGCATCAGGCTCCCATGGCATCCACATACCAACTGGTCCAACATATACATCATGATTTGGATCAGATTCTCTTAACATTTTACAACGCAATTCAGCTTCCTCTTGTGTAGGATAAACACCCCTGATTTTTACAGACCTTACCGAAGTTTTGAATTCGTGTTCTTTATCAAACGCAGACTGAAGTGCCTCATCACTATTATCTACAAATGTTTTGTAGTCATTAGTAATATTAGTATCCTTCAAAATATCTTTTTCTTCGGTACAAAATTCATCCAAATCTGTTGTTAAGGCATCAAAATTCAAATTATATTTAAAGGAAATAAAATTCAAGAATTGTCTATATTTCTCAACAGTCTTACTGAATTCCCAACCTTTAAGGAACTTTTCAAAATAAAATTCTTCCTTTTTCTTTAAGATTTTTTCAGGAGATACAAAAGAAACGCATGCGAATTTTTGATTTGCGATTGGTTTGTCTTCTTCCAACAAATCGATATATTTAGGATTAATTGATCCGTTTTTTGTCATTTTAGGTTGATATAATTCGTCACTCATTATTATGAATTAAAATAATGTTTTTAATTATTTTTTTTTCTAAATCATTAATATAGAATAATGTTCACTGATATTGTTGATATGCAAGAATTGCTTAAGCGAGCTGTTAAATACTTGGTTGAAGGCCTTATGGTTGCTTTAGCCGCATATGCTATCCCAAAACGGTCACTCAATCTCGATGAAGTTGCCCTCATTGCGCTCACCGCAGCGGCGACTTTCTCCATTCTTGACACTTACGTGCCATCTATGGCATCACAAGCCCGTTCCGGCGCAGGGTTCGGTATTGGGGCTAATCTGGTTGGGTTTCCACGAGCGTAAATTAATTAATAATCTATTGTAACAATATAATGGCAGGTCCATCATTTAATCAAAGACATGTCCCAAAATTTAAGGCATCATCCGCGGGCGGTGCTGGTATTAAGAGATTAATATTTACAAATAAGGCGTCTTCTCATTTTTTTACGAAATATGTAGGAGGAACAGGGGTGGGTGCTAAATCAATCGCGAACAGAAGATGTTTATTAAGGAGATCTAATAATTTCGCAACAGGAAACCCAGTTTGCAAATAATATAATTATTAAGACTATACATTTTTATAGTCTTAATATCTACTGATAATATTAAATTTATATCTATCATCCATGAACAAAAACGATGTGATATTGCATGAGCAATTATGAATGAGCGAACAAACATATAATCCACTATTTAGGGATTCTAAAATATATTATGAATAACATGAAAGAACAGATGGTATTAAGTCTAAATTAAATAGTTGCTATAAATCTCCATTCCAATTCCTTACATATTTTCTTCCATATTTCATCCTGTTCAATACGTTTCTCTCTATCTTTTAACATTGGAAAGTAAGCGAGAAATTGATTTTGACCTAACATTTCACATAATTTATAAATAGTGTAGTAGTAATTCAGAAAATTAACACGGTGGTCAGGACAACATCGTGAATAGGGTCGCTGAATTTCAAGAAAGAGAGAACATAATTTTTCCTCTAAATCTTGTGTCATAATAGGTGGCTTGATTCCTAACCTATCTTTAATAAAGGGAATATGTTCATAATATTTATTTAATCCCAACTTTTTCAATATACTTTTTGTTCTGGTATTTGTTAACGTAACTAAATTAATGCGCTCTTTAGTAATTTGTGAACGGATTCTTTCAATTAAATCATCAGATATTTGAGTAGTTTCTTTTGCTTGAAACTGTGCCAATATTTCTCTAAAATGATTTATTCGCTTATACGCATAAAATGATACTTCTTGTGGAGGTTCTTTATAAGACGGTTTTTCCTTTTGATATATGTATGGCGTATTTACAAAACAATTATTGCAAACTACTATCCCCTCATACTCTATAGGTATCAATTCACCTTTCCCACAATTTTCGCATGTTTCATTATCATAGTAATACGAATCTAAATTTAAAGATTGAGGATCAATGCTTTTAAAATAAGTGCTAACCGTCTCATTATGTTTTTTTAAAACCATTTTATTTGTTTCTTTATTTATACCAAAAAAATTATCTAGAATTTTCGGTTTTGTATTATCTGTTGAAAGACCTTTTTTATTTTCAAAATAATCAAATACATATTTTGAGTTTTTTAATAAATATGTTTTCTTTTCATTTTTAAGTTTTTTAATCTGGATTTCCAGATCAATTACAGATTGTCCTTTAGATTTTTTCTCAATTATTTGCTTTTCTAAATTAGGTATTTTAACTGTTTCATTATCATAATACGTATTCATTTTTTTTTCGTGAGTTTTATCTAATGTGATAATGGGATTAGCATATATTTTTTTATTAGGCTTTGGTTTAAACGCCATTCTAATTTATTTTATACGATATATTGTTGTTTTTTTCTTATATTATTTTTATTATATGGATAGCACATCAATAAATTTAGAAAATGCCGAAAAAATAGATGTAATAAAATTACATAAGATGGCTTTTATATACAATGCTCTTGAGAAAGGTTGGAAGGTTAAAAAAAATGGTGATTGTTATATTTTTACTAAAAATCATAGTGGAAAAAAAGAAGTTTTTTTAGATACATATTTAAAAAAATTCATTCAAAATAATTTGAATATAGATAACTTACAATAATGAAGGTAAAATGAAACAACAAAAACATATTTTTTTATTGTTTCATTTAGTTGAATTAAGATAAAACGCGTCAAATTTTTTTCTTTAGGGATATTATAATACAATGGGAGGAGGATTAATGCAACTTGTCGCATATGGCGCCCAAGACGTTTATCTTACGGGCAATCCACAAATTACTTTCTGGAAAGTTACTTACCGACGACATACTAATTTCGCGGTTGAATCTATTGAGCAAACTTTCAACGGCCAGGCCGATTTTGGCCGACGGGTTACATGCACCATTTCCCGAAATGGTGATCTTGCATACCGAACTTACCTTCAGGTGACTCTGCCTGAAATTAACCAGGCAATGAAAAACAACACTGACACCGGTGTTTTTGCACGGTGGCTCGATTTCCCGGGTGAACAGCTTGTTGCCCAGGTTGAGGT